TGATTTTGATAGAGAAAGAAACGAACTTCTAGAGCAAATAGCAAATCTCAAAGGTGAATAATGGCTAAACCATCAACTAGACAAGGATTAATCGAATATTGTTTCCGTAAATTGGGTGCACCAGTATTGGAGATAAATGTCGATGACGATCAAGTTGACGATTTAGTTGATGATACTATCCAGTATTACAATGAGCGTCATTATAATGGTATTGAGAGAATGTTTCTCAAGTATAAAATTACTCAAGAAGATATTGATAGAGGTTCGGCAAAGGGAACCGACGGTGTAGGCATTGTAACCACAACAGGTACTTCAGATGTTAGTGGTTATGGAACAGTTACAAGTAATTTTTACGAAAGTTCTAACTTTTTAGCAGTTCCTGATCATGTAGTAGGTGTAAATAAAATATTTAAATTTGATACTAGTTCAATATCTGGAGGTATGTTTAGTATTAAGTATCAATTATTTTTAAATGATCTATATTACTTTAATTCAGTTAATTTATTGCAATATGCAATGACAAAAACTTACTTAGAGGACATTGACCATTTATTAACTACAGAAAAACAAATAAGATTTAATCAAAGACAAGATAGATTATATTTGGATATTGATTGGGGAGCACAACAGGTGGGTAATTTTATTGTAATAGATTGTTTTCGTGCTCTTGACCCTGATTCTTTCACACAAGTTTATAATGACCCATTTGTAAAATTATATTTAACTGCATTAATAAAAAGACAATGGGGACAAAATCTAATTAAATTTAGAGGCACTAAGTTACCAGGCGGTATTGAGTTAAATGGTAGAGAAATATATGATGATGCAATCAGAGATTTAGACTCAATTAAACAAAGAATGGCAACAGAGTATGAGACTCCTCCTCTAGATTTTATTGGGTGATGTATAATGGCAAGAAATTCCTACTTCTTACAAGGTTCCCAATCTGAACAGAGATTAGTTCAAGATCTTATCAATGAACAGTTAAAAATATATGGATTGGATGTTACATATATTCCTCGTAAATTTGTTAATAAAAAATCAATACTAGAAGAAGTTCAATCATCTAAATTTGATGATAATTTTGTTATAGAAGCATATGTAAATTCATATGATGGATATTCTGGAGCTGGTGACGTACTCACTAAATTTGGTATGAGTTTAAGAGATGAAGTCGAATTAACTATTTCAAAAGAGAGATTTGAAGATTTTGTTTCTCCTTTCATGGATGCTTCTGAAGATATTGAATTGTCATCAAGACCAAGAGAAGGTGATTTAGTATTTTTTCCACTTGGTCAAAGATTATTTGAGGTAAAATTTGTAGAACATGAAGATCCATTTTACCAATTAGGTAAAAATTATGTTTACAAACTTAAGTGTGAATTATTCGAGTACGAAGATGAGGTTATTGATACTTCAATTGACGCTATTGATACTCAGGTTCAGGAAGACGGATATATCGCTACACTTAAATTAGTAGGTGTAGGTCGCACTGCCTCTGCAACTGCTATACGTGGCACAGGTCATATTCGTGAAATATTCTTAAATAATGACGGTTCTGGTTTTACAGGAACCCCAACAGTATCGATTAGTACCTCTCCAAATGGTAATCCTCTTGCTAATGCCACTGCGGTAGCGTTCACAACTGAGAGAGCTGGTGTAAGGTCAATTGAAAAAATCCTCATGACTAACGCAGGATTTGGATATAATACACCACCTATAATATCGTTTACTGGAGGTGGAGGAATAGGTGCAGCAGCAACTTGCTCGATAGAAACAATATCACAAGGTGTTGTAAGATTCGTTATAGATGACGGAGGTGTTGGATTTGGAACAGTTCCCATAGTCACAATATCAAATCCTGCTGGTGGAGTTGCATCAGATAAAGCAGTTGGTATTGCTTCAATGGGAATTAACAATTCTACAGGATTTAATGAAGTTAAATCTATCTTTATACAGAATGGTGGTAAAGGTTATACACTTCAACCAACTGTAACTATTTCTGACCCAGAAACAATAAGTGGAATTGGTACTTTTGAATTTAATGAAATTGTACAGGGAATGCGTTCAGGAACTCAAGCAAGAGTGAAGAATTGGGATTCAGATACTGGTGTATTATCAATTTCTAACGTTTCAATTGGAGGAACAATCACTGGATTCTTTGCTGGTGAGGATGTAAAAGGTTTATCATCTGGAGCATTGTTTAGTGTTTCAAGATTTGATGAGGATAATACCACCGATAAATATAATGAAGGTGACATATTTGAGACAGAAGCAGATTCTATTTTAGATTTCACAGAATCAAATCCATTTGGTAATTTCTAATGTTAGGTAATTATTTTTATCACGAAATAATCAGAAAAACAGTTATCGCATTTGGCACACTGTTTAATGATATTCATGTGCGACATCAAGATCAGGCAGGTAATGATATTTCAGATATAAAAGTCCCCGTTGCATATGGTCCAAGACAAAAGTTTTTAGCAAGAATTACACAGCAAGCAGAATTAAATAAAGCAACTCAGATTACATTACCAAGAATGTCTTTTGAAATAACAAATATTTCATATGACCCTACAAGAAAGGCAGGTATTACTCAAACATTTAAAGCAGCGGATAGTAGTGATGGTAATAAAATGAAAAAAGTCTTTATGCCAGTTCCGTATAATCTTGGTTTTGAATTAAATATTTTAGTAAAATTACAAGATGATGGACTGCAAATTTTAGAGCAAATATTGCCTTTCTTTCAACCAGGTTTTACATTATCACTTGACTTGGTAAAATCTATTGGTGAAAAAAGAGATATACCAATGATATTAAATAATATATCTCAACAAGATGATTATGAAGGAGATTTTTCTACAAGAAGAGCATTGATATACACATTATCATTTACTGCAAAAACTTTCATGTTTGGACATATTGCCAAAGATCCAGAAGGACTTATTCGCAAAGTTCAAGTGGATTACTACTCAGATACGAATACAAGAACAGCAAAAAGAGAACAAAGATATACTGTTGTACCAAAACCAAAACAGGATTATAATCAAGATAATGTTATAGATACTGATGATACACCATTTATTGAACCAGGTGATGATTTTGGGTTTACTGAAACTAGCACTTTCTTTGGAGATGGTAAAGATTTTGCACCAAATAGAGGGGTAGATATCTAATGAAAACATATAAGGAATTTATATCTGAGAGTAAACTTAAGATCGCTAAAGCTGTTTTTAATAGTAAAGTTGTAAAATCGTTATTTAAAGATAGTTTGAAAAAAGCAAATCAACTACCTAGAGGAATTCCTAATTCTATGAAAATGGTAAGTACAGGACCATTTTCAAAAAGTGATATTATACGAAGAAAGGGATATTTTAGAAATGTAAGACAAGGATATATTAAACCAACTCCTGAACCAATTAAGGGTATAACTGGTGCAACCTCGATTGGAAAACCAAAAGCAACTGGTATTGCACCACATCCTGATAGATTTAGATTACCAAAACACGAGAAGGGAAGAGGAGTAAAAACAAAAGGAGTAAAAACTCCTGAATATAAAAAAACAAATTTTAATCCTGAAGGTGAGAGTGATCTCATGCAATATATGAAAGCTAAAAAACGTAATGACCCAGATTTAAAGTATTATGAAACACCTATACTAACAAGACGTTTAAAGGCGATAGTTTCAAAAGCTAAAAGATTAGAAGATAGACAAAATAGATTAAATAAATTATTTAAGAAAGGTGATAAGAAATGAAAGACTCATACGATTCACTTAATGATACTTTCAATACAGATTCTGCTGAAGTAAATGCAATTTCTAAACAAAGTAAAGAAAAAAGTAATATACAAAAACTTACTGATGATGTTAGTAAGGATTATGATTATACTCGTGGTAATCTCTACTCTTTAATTGAAAAAGGTCAAGAAGCGATTAACGGTATTATGGAGGTAGCAGGTGAAACTGCAAGTCCAAGAGCGTATGAGGTCGCTGGTCAACTTATAAAATCAGTTGCAGATACAACTGATAAATTAGCAGACTTGCATAAGAAATTAAAAGAGATAGATGAAGATAATCCAAAAACACAAAATACTGTTACAAACAACGCACTCTTTGTTGGTTCTACAAGTGAACTTTCAAAGATGTTAAAAGACGGATTGCTAAATAATAATAGCTCTGAATAGTCTGTAAATGGGGAAGACTTCCTGTAAAAAGGGACAATACTATTGCAACACTGATAAAAAGTGTAAGCCGATTCCTGATGGGTATGAAGT